TTTCTTTAATACATACTCATTTTAGGGGTTGACCAGGGTGTTTCCATGGGTATAACTGCGGAGCAGGAGCAGACAGAGTTTAACTTTATATGTTTTACATTAATCAAGTAATAAATAATAAATAGTTAAACTATATAAGAGAGTGTTACAAATAAGATAGTGGACATAGGAAGAGTTTAACTATATAGTTTAACTATAGTGTTGACATACTTCTTTTATATGTGTACACTAATTGTAAGTAACACAAATAAACTTGTATAAACATAAGTGTTGCTACTATGGTACGTGTAACAAACAATATGTGTTCACTCTCCTCATGTCTCCTCTCTCCTAACACGTAGTTTGCGACACGTACCAATCTTTCCTAATAAAAGTATTGACAATGACTAGTAGACGAGTACAACTATACGCATCAGATAACATACTTGAAGAGTTTTACTCTGCATTAGTAGATAATAACTCAAGTAGAATAAGTCGTATCCATATCCCTCGTAGTGATGTATTCTACGTAAGAGCACATCTACGTGATGTATTCCCTGATAGGAAGTTAACACTAGATTATGTAGAGCGTATGATGTATCTTGAAGGTATGTTAGACCGTAAAGATGTGCTAGACCCTGACAGAGAGCGAAGCTATGGCTAGAGACTACAAAAAAGAATATGCTAAATACCAGGGTAAGCCTGCACAAGTAAAGAAACGTGCTTCTCGTAACTCTGCTCGTGCTACCCTAGCTAAGGGCGGTTCTGTTAAGAAGGGTGATGGCAAGGACGTGCACCATAGAGATGGTAATCCTAATAATAACAAGCGTTCTAACCTAGCAGTAACTACAAAAGCTAAAAACCGTAGTTTCCCTCGTAATAGCAGAGCAGGTAAAGCGTAATGGCTATTGAATATAGAGGTGAGAAGTTTGAAGGTTACAATAAACCCAAGCGTACACCAAAGCATCCCACTAAGTCCCACGCTGTACTTGCCAAGGAAGGTGACACCATTAAGCTCATCCGCTTTGGTGAACAGGGAGCATCCACAGCAGGTAAGCCTAAAGCGGGTGAATCTGATCGCATGAAGAAGAAACGTGCAAGCTTTAAAGCTAGGCATGGTAAGAATATTAAAAAAGGTAAGATGAGCGCAGCTTACTGGGCAGATAAGGTAAAGTGGTAATGGCAGCACCTAAACCAACTAACACGAAGTTGTATAACCGTGTTAAGGCAGAAGCTAAGAAAAAGTTTGACGTATGGCCCAGCGCTTATGCGTCTGCTTGGCTCACCAAGACATACAAGGCACGTGGAGGTAAGTACAGTGGCAGTAAGAAAAACAAGGTCACGTAGTCAACACGTACTTCTTAGCACTCGTGGTTATTCTAAGGGTGGTCTAGGTAAGTGGTTTGGTGAAGAGTGGACAGACGTTAAGACAGGTAAAGAGTGTGGTAGGCAAAAGGGTGACGGTAGATCCTACCCAGCTTGTAGACCAAAGGCAGTAGCCTCTAAGATTAGCAAGAAAGAAGCAGCAAAGAAGACAGGCCCAAAACAAGTTAAGTGGTCTACGACAGCATCAGGGAGAAAACGATCATGAAGAAGGTATGTCCTAAATGTAAGGGTAAAGGTTGTTCTCACTGTGGTGGGACAGGTTATCATGAAAATATGAACAAAGGTGGTATGATGAATAAAGGTATGAAAGCTCTCAAGAAGGAAGCGCCAGAAGTAGCTAAGAAGATGGGTTACATGAAGGGTGGCATGACTAAGAAGATGGGTTACAAACACGGTGGCCTAGCCTGTGGTGCAGATGTAAAACCAGCACGTGCTATAAAAAAGGGTAAGTAATGAAGTACTACCACAAATACAAAGATGCTCTAGAAGCCAAAGGCTACCGTGTAGATGAACATGGATACGTGTGGGACTCTGTAGGTAATCAGTCTGCTGGTGAAGACAACTATGGCAATGTACAGAGTAAAGACCCTAATGTTAATTCTATATGTGAGGAAGCTGACATTGCTTCTGTTAAGCCTAAAAAGTCTAAAGCACCTAAGGGTAAGAAACGTGCTCGTACAGCTAAAGGCCACTTTGTAAAGGATGACCCTAACACGCCAGAGAATGAAGCGTGGGTTGATGAGTAATGACAGTCACGCTAAACCATCCAGGTAGACCCGCTCGTAGGCGCTCCGTTTATGGGCATAACTCAGGTACTACTACTGAGGATGTATATGAATGCCCTCCTAACTGTACGGCTGAGATTAGCTACCTTCACGTTATTAATACTACAGGTAATGTTAATATCGAGATTGAGTGGTTTGTTGCAGCAAGTAATTATACATCCCACTTTCTTATTGGTAAAAACTTAGGTGCTGGTGAGTACATAACCTTCTCAGACATTGAGATTGTTCTAGCTTCTGGTGATAAGATACAAGTTACACCTTCTGCAGTAGGCCATGTTGATACTATCTTAACCGTAACAGAGACCTTCTCAAGTGTATAACGAATAGCGGGTATGCAAACTTAGTAGAGGTAACTGTCTGACATATGTGTATAACTATGTACGTCCCTAGCAATGACGCTGGGCTTAACATAGGAAACACTACAATGATCGCACTTATTATTAAAACATGCACAGACTTCTTGAAAAGCTTACAAAAAGCACAACAAGCTCGTGCTGATTACTGGATTTTAACCAACATGTCAGACAAAGAGTTGCATGATATTGGTATAGCACGTGGAGATATACGCAATGTTGTATCAGAAAGTTTCAAGTAGGTAGGAGAACTACTGTGGAAAATGTAAAACTACCCATAGCTCTTGTAGCTGCTATGGCTGTTCAACTTGCAGGTGGTGTATGGTGGGTGTCTCAACAGGCATCTACTATCTCCAACCTAGAAGAGACAGTTAGTCAGCTAGGCTCACGTATGGCTATTGAAGATAATATTAATCTTAAGCGTGATGTTGAAGGCAATGGTGTAGAAATACAATATGTATGGGGTGACATAGAAGAATTATGGGATGAACTTGCATCTATGACTTCAGCTATTGGTGAGATTAATAAGCTAAAACAACGTATAGCCGTTATGGAGAGTGAGCTACGTTACATAAATCGTGACCATAGAGATATGGCAAGGTAAAATGATAGATCCTATTACAGCTGTTGGCCTCGCAACTTCAGCTTTTAATATCTTAAAACAAGGTATTAGTGCTGGAAAAGATATCCAAGAGATGAGTGGAACTTTAGCTAAATGGGGAAGTGCTTTCAGTGACTTCCAGTACGCAGAGGATAAATCTAAGAACCCTCCCTTCTACAAGTTTATGAGTGACAATAGTTCAAACGCTATTGAGATATTTGCTCAGAAAAAGAAGATGGAGCAGATGCGTAAGGAAATAAAAGACCATATATCATGGACTTATGGGCCATCTGCTTGGGAAGAGGTGCTAAGTATTGAGGCAAGTATGAGGCGTATCCGTAAGGAAGAAGCCTACAAGAAACAAGAATTTATAGATAACTGTATAAATGGTGTGATAGTTGCTTTTTGTTTAGCTGCAGGTGTAGGTTTACTGATAGTTGTGTTATACTTCACAGGACTAAAACAAGGTAAGTGGTAAGGATCAAATATGGCTAGAGCTTTAACTGATAAACAACAGCGTTTCTTAGAGGTACTCTTTGATGAAGCTGGTGGAGATGCTGTAGCAGCTAAGAAGTTAGCAGGCTATGACGCTGCATCAAGTACATCTGCTATAGTTGAATCTCTGAAAGATGAGATTGGTGAGAAGACACGTACATACTTTGCACGTACCGCCCCTAAAGCTGCTATGGCTATGGTAGGTGCTTTGTATGATCCTACTGAGCTAGGCATTAAAGAGAAGATGGTAGCAGCAAAAGACTTGCTTGATCGTGCAGGATTGGGTAAGGTAGACAAAGTAGACGTAACATCGGGTGGAGGCATCTTCTATCTGCCACCAAAAGAAGGTTCAAACGAATAGTACCTAAAAGAGATCTAGGGTTTTGGCAGTTACCTAAGCCCGTTAGCAAACATAGTAAAGACTGGCACGTCATAGCAAGGGTAACTAAGAAGATACCTTTTGGATATGTTGAGCATCCCGAAAACCCAAAGCTACTTGTACCTGTAGAAATAGAACTTGAAGCGTTAGAACTTGCAAAGCGACACCTTAAGCAGTATAGTTACCGTGCAGTAGCACACTGGTTAAGTAAAGAGACAGGCAGACATATATCTCATATGGGCCTAAAGAAAAGAGTTGAAGTTGAGCAGAAACGTAGAAAAGCAGCTGCAATTAAGCGCAAGTTTGCCCAGTGGCTCAAAGAAACCATTGAAGAAATCGAAAAGCTTGAAACCCAAGGTGTCGGAGCCTACGCAGACATTGGTAAAGACAACTGAACCTGTCGTTAACTCTGTTCCTGCTGAAGTAAAAGCACCTGAGTATAGTGTAGAAGAAGCTCAGAACGTAGTATTCAAGCCTAACCCTGGCCCACAGACGCATTTCCTTAGTGCATCAGAGCGTGAGGTTCTTTATGGTGGTGCAGCTGGTGGTGGTAAGTCCTACGCTATGCTTGCTGACCCCTTACATGGTTTGAATGACCCTAACTTTAGTGGTCTACTTGTACGTCACACAACAGAAGAACTAAGGGAACTAATACAGAAGAGCCAAGAGCTATATCCTAGGGCAGTTCCAGGTATTAAATGGTCAGAACGTAAATCACAATGGATCTCACCTAGGGGTGGACGCCTCTGGATGTCATACCTAGATAAGGATACAGATGTCACACGCTATCAAGGTCAAGCTTTTAACTGGATTGGGTTCGATGAACTTACTCAATGGAATACACCTTATGCTTGGGATTATATGAGATCACGTCTACGTTCTGCACATGCGTCAGAACTAGGTCTTTACATGAGAGCAACAACAAACCCTGGAGGAAACGGACATGCTTGGGTTAAAAAAATGTTTATTGACCCTGAAAGAGCAGGTAAACCATTCTGGGCAACTAATATCGAAACAAGTGAAACGATTACCTTCCCCAAAGGGCATAGTAAAGAAGGCCAGCCTCTATTTAAGCGCCGCTTTATTCCAGCCTCTCTATTCGACAATCCGTACTTGTCTGACTCTGGAGACTATGAAGCAATGCTTCTCTCGCTGCCAGAGCATCAGCGTAAGCAGTT